TACTTAAACACCTTTTTGCGTTTAAATCTCAATATTTGGACAAGTGCCGAACACGCGTGGATTCCTGACGACGTTTTTATGCAAGGCGCTGAGCCTATCCCGTGGGAGCGTTTGCCGCTTTTACCTGCGTTCGGTGGGTTAGATTTGGCCAGCACGCAGGATTTAACGGCTTTTGCACTGCTATTTCGTGACGATGAAAACGATTGTTTTTACTTAATCGTTCACCAATTTGTAAACCAAGACAAGGCCGACAGCAAGAAATTAAGCGCAGGAATTGACTACCACAGGTACGCAAAAGACGGGCATTTGACCATTACACCGGGCAATGTCACCGATTTCAGGTATGTAAAAGACCATATTGTAGACGCGTGCGCTAAATACGACATTCGCGGCATAGGATACGACCCACGATTTAGCACGTATATCGTAAGCGAATTGATACAAGACGACATAGAAATGCATCCAATGGCGCAGAATATTACCACAATGAACGGCCCTACGAAAGAATTTGAAATGCAAATGATGAAAAGCAACATCATACACGGCGGCAATGAGGTGCTAAGGTGGCAAATGGGTTGCGCCGTTGTCTACACTGACGTAAACGAAAATAAGCGCGTGACTAAAGAGAAGCACGAAAGCAAGAAAGTGGACGGCGTAATAGCTTCAATCATTGCCATGAACGAATACGGCCACCATAAAACGAGCGGTGCGCATGATACAGTTTTTGATATAATTTCATTATCGTAATTTAGCGGCACATGGCAACACTTCGCGACAGATTGAACGCGCTTTTACGGTATCGAGTCGGCAAGTACGACTCCCATACCTTAGCGAACGACTTAGGTATTTACGGCACTACGGTAAGCGGTGCGAATATCAACGAGAACACGGCGCTAACAATTTCAACGGTTTACGCCTGCGTGTATAAGATTGCCAGCACCTTGGCCAGCTTAGATTTAGAGGTATATGAGCGTACAGGCCGCGAGATAGAACCGGCGAACGTTCATCCGGCTTATGACGTTATCAAATACAAGCCTAACGAATACCAAACGGCCTTCGATTTTTGGGAGACCATTATAAGTAACGCAGTCATTAACGGCGTAGGCTATGCACTCATTGAGCGCGATGGCCGTGGCTACGTTACTAGCCTTGTTTGCTTAGATATTTACGACGTAGACCGCAAGAATGTCAACGGCCAAATTGTTTACAGCGTGCGAAACGTTGGCATCGTGCAGCCGGAGAATATGCTGGAGATTTGCAACCTTCAAAGAAAGTCACCGATACGCTTGCACCGTGAGAATTTAGGACTAGCCAAAAGCGCCGAGGACTTTGGCGCGGAATACTTTGGTAGCGGCGGGCAAATGACGGGGATACTATCCAGCGACCAGCCTTTAAAAAAGGAGCAGATGGATATAATCCAAGGCAGTTGGAACAAGGCCGCCCAGCAAGCAGGCACGAAGCTGCTGCCGTTTGGCTTCAAGTATTCACGAATCAGCATCAGCCCCGACGAAGCGCAGTTCATTGAAACGCGCAAATTTCAGGCCGAGGAGATTTGCAGAATTTTTAGCGTGCCCCCTACATTGGTACAGCTCGAAAGCCAAACAACATACAACAACGTTGAACAGCAGAACTTGCAATTTGCACGGCACACGATTGCACCATGGGCCAAGCGCATCGAGCAGGAGATAGACAGAAAGCTAATCCAGTCACGGGAGCGCCCACATATTTACAGCAAGTTTAACCTCAACGATTTGTACCGAGGCGATATGCAGAGCCGTGCAGACTTTTATACCAAAATGCTAAACAACGGCGTGCTGAGTATTAACGAAGTCAGGGGCAAGGAAGATATGAACCCAACGAGCGGAGGGGATACCCATGTCGTCCAAATAAACCAAATCGCACTAGATAAGCTAGGCGCGTATTCCGATAAAGTTTCAGAAACAAATAATAATGGAGAATAAAGAAGACAAGCGCACGGAAGAACTGCGCAGCCAATACGGCGACAGCGTAGAACTGCGAACGGCAGAAGTGCGTGCCGCTGGCGATGATGCTTTGGTAGTCGAAGGCTATGCAAGCAACTTCGATGTAGAGTATGATTTAGGATACTTCAAGGAAACCGTAGCACGTGGCGCATTCGATGACGTAATGCAGGACGATGTAAGGTTTTTACTGAATCACACAGGCGCACCATTGGCACGAACTACGAACGGCACGTTAGAACTTAGCGTAGACGACCAAGGTTTGAAGTATCGTGCAGCACTTGCCGACACGCAAGACGGGCGCGACCTTTACAAGCTCATAAAGCGCGGCGATATATCACAGAGTTCGTTCGCTTTCACAATTGACTCGGATACGTGGAGCGAAGACCGCAGCACGCGAACAATTACCAAGGTGGGCAAATTATTAGACACGTCGGCGGTCACATACCCAGCAAGCCCGACGGCATCAGTCTACGCGCGAAACATGGCAGAGGCCGCGCAGGAAGTGGAGGAATTGAAAGATGAACAGGTAGCAGCTGAACCCGTAGAGCAACAGCGTGCAGAACCTGAAACGATAAAAACAGAACCGCGTAACTTTACGCAAAACATTACTAAGATGACTTTAAACGATTTAAAAGGCCAGCGCAACGCAAACTATGAAGAGTTTGTTGCAATCGGCCAAAAAGCGGACTCAGAGGGCCGCGTTATGACAGAAGCAGAGCAGGAGCGATGCGACAAGCTTGACAGCTTGATGCAAGACCTCGACGTTAAGATTAAGCACAAGACACGCGAGCAGGAAATGGTTGCACGAATGGCGCAGAGCGGTACAGCCGGCGCATCCGAGCAGCGCGAAGTTGAGCGCGTGAATAGTTCTTTCAGCTTGAGCCGTGCAGTCGCTGCCGTTGCAAACGGTCGCAACTTGGAAGGTGCAGAAGCAGAGTGGGCAAGTGAAGCAAGCAAGGAAGCACGAAGCCAAGGCTTACAAATGGCTGGACAAATTGCAATTCCTTCTATCGCTTTGCGTGCTGGAGGTGCTGACGACTTCCAAGCAGGAAGCGGCGACGGTTCAGGATTCGTTCCTACTGTTGTACCAGCTGCAATCGAAGCACTGCGCGCCCCTACCGTATTGGAAGGACTCGGCACAACAGTAATTCGTAACGCCACAGGCACCTTGCAGTTTCCACGTGTAAGCGCAAAGGCCGCAGGTACAGGCGAAACAGAAGTTTCAGGCGATGCAGGCTCAGGCATGGAAATGGATGACGTGACATTAACGCCGCAGCGTGTAGCAGCCAACACCAAGTACAGCAAGCAATTGATTTTGCAGGGCGGTGCTGAAGTTGATGCGCTTATTGCTAACGAATTGGCCGCAGCCATGAACGCTTATGTTGATGACTACGCTTTTGACGCTATTTGTGCATCGACTGCCGTAAATCAGTCAAGCGTAACAGATACGGCGTTGACCACTGCAATCGTTAACAAGATGGAAGAGGACGCACTTGCAGCAGGTGCAAACCTTGCTGGCGCAAACTACGTAATGAGTCCTGGCGCTTACGGCCTTTCAAAGGTTTTGGCACAGGTTACAGGCGTGACACCTTTGTGGGACAACGGCCAGTTCAATATGTACAACGCAGTCGCAACACCTTACTTGGTTGACGGATTTTTGAACGACGGCACAACAGCCGCAGCAGGTTCAATGATTTTCGGAAACTTTGCACAGGGCGGAATCCTTGCCTATTTCGGTGGCATTGATTTGCTGGTTGACCCGTACAGCGACGCAGGCACTGCACAAATTGCATTGCACGTTAATCGTTTCTTCGACTTCGATTTGCGACAGCCGGGGGCGATTTCTTTAGCGAACCACTTGAATGCTTAATTTGGTTGGGTTATAGTTTGGTGAAAGGAGGGGCTTCGGCTCCTCTTTTTTTTGCCCTGTAAGTCCAGCAAACACAAGGGAAACCAAAAAACTTCTAAAATAAACACGAAAAAAGTTGCGTAGAAAGAATTGATTGCCGTATCTTTGAGACATCAAACGAAACAAACAAACCTTTTCACACATGAACAATAAAGTAAACGCCGCTAAGAAAGAACTCGAAGGAATCAACTGGAACGCTTTGATTGCGGAAGTTCTCAAAGAAAACAGTAAGACCATTATGGGAATCGACGCAATCGCTCAAAAGGTGGCAGAGAAAATCTAAAGCCACGAACCCCACACCAACAGAAGCCCCTCACGGGGCTTTTTTTTTATCCGTATTTTAGCGACATGATGACCGTAGAAATAACAGGCACGCCCGACCTCGACAGCATTATAACCGTGGCACAGCTTAAAGAGCATTTGAGAGTTGACCACACGGACGAGGATACACTTATAGAAGCGCTCAGAGATGCAGCGATTTCGTGGATTGAAGACGTATGCAATACGCGACTCGGCGACGTGAGCGCCGTGGGTTATATCGACTATTTTTATAACGTTCGTTTTCCCATTGGCCCGGTAAACTCCATTGCATCCGTGACGTATTTGGACACGGCAAACGCAACGCAAACACTACCAGCGGCAAAATATTGGTTTGATATAAAAACCAAAAACGCCCGCATGACGTTCGACAATACTCCCGACCTATACGACGACACATTTAACGCGGTGCAGGTGAATATGACGGTAGGATATGCAGAGGCTGATATTCCACAGCCGCTTGTTCATGGCATTCGTTTACTCGTTGGGCATCTGTACGAGAACAGGCAAACCGTTACAGGCTTTAAAATGCACGAGCTGCCTTTGGGTATTTACAGCATCATTTCACCTTATCGCAACGTTACAAGCGTATGAAAATCGGGAAACTCGACAGGCGAATAACAATTGAACGCGCCACATTGACGCTGAACGACTACGGCGAACGCGCGGAAACGTGGACGACCTTGGCTACAATTTGGGCAGAGGTAAATTATCGCGGTAGCGGGAGCGAATCAATACAAAGCGACCAAGTGTATGCGGTGCAACCCGTGCATTTTATTCTTCGCTACAGCAGCACGGTTAGCGACGT